TGAGGAGGATTGGGATGAATTTAAAGATCAACTTCTACTTTTCCCAGCCATTGGAGTGCATGATGACTTGCCAGATGCTTTGTCATATATTGACCAGTTAGCCGTGACTTCTTACTTTGAAGATGTTGAAGAAGATGAGTGGGAGCCAGTTGACATAATTAGTGGGGTTTAAATGGCAACAGACAAAGAAGTGAAGATCGAAGACCAAGGTAGTTACGATGAGCCTACACAGGCTGACAAAGACTTAACTGCCTTTGTTGTTGACCATTGTGATCGTTGGCGTGATTACAGAGATACCAACTTCCTTCCAGATTGGCTTGAATACGAGCGCATCTTTCGTGGTGAATGGGCAGTAGAAGACAAGACCCGTGAATCTGAGCGTTCACGCATTGTTACCCCTGCCACCCAACAAGCAGTTGAGACTCGCCATGCTGAGATCATGGAAGCAATCTTTGGTCAGGGTGATTTCTTTGACATTGAAGACAATATCCAAGATGTCAATGGCAACCCCATAGATATTGAGATGATTAAGCGTCAACTCACAGAAGACTTCAAGAAAGACAAAATCAGGAAAGCCATTGATCAGATTGAACTGATGGCTGAAATCTATGGCACAGGCATAGGCGAGATCATTGTCAAGACTGAAAAAGAGTATGTGCCAGCGACTCAGCCAATCCCTAATCAGATGGGGCAAGCGGCTATCGGAGTGCTAGAGAGAGACAGAATTGGTGTGAAGATCATGCCAATCAATCCCAAGAACTTCTTGTTTGATCCAAATGGTACGAGCGTAGATGACTGTATGGGTGTGGCGATTGAGAAATATGTCTCTATCCACAAGGTTGTTCAAGGCATTGAGGCTGGCATCTATCGCAAGGTAAACATCACCACTACTGGTGACGATTCTGACCTAGAACCTACCCAAGAGGTAAGCCAGTACCAAGATGAGAAGGTTCTACTCCTCACCTACTATGGTTTGGTGCCAAGGGAATATTTAGAGAATCTAGAAGAGAACAAAGAGATTGTTGACCTTTTCCCAGATAACTCTGAGGCAGAGGAATATGCTGACTTGGTGGAAGCCATTGTTGTGATTGCCAATGATGGGCAACTGCTAAAGGCTGAAGCAAATCCCTACATGATGAAGGATCGTCCCGTCTTGACCTATCAAGATGACACAGTTCCTAATCGCTTGTTGGGCAGAGGCACAGTAGAAAAAGCGTTCAATATGCAAAAGGCTATTGACGCACAGACTCGTTCACACTTAGATTCCTTGGCTTTGACCACTAGCCCCATGATTGCTATGGACGCTACTCGTCTGCCACGGGGAATGAAGTTTGAGGTAAAGCCAGGCAAGGCGATCCTTACCAATGGCGCACCTTCTGAGATTCTTTACCCCTTCAAGTTCGGTCAAACCGACCCCAACAACTTGGCTACGGCTAAAGACTTTGAGCGTATGTTGTTACAAGCAACGGGAACATTAGATTCCCAAGGCATGATCAGCAATGTGGCTAGAGATGGTGGTCAAGGCGGTATGTCTATGGCTGTCGCTTCTATCATTAAGAAGTACAAACGCACTTTGGTGAACTTCCAAGAGGATTTCTTGATCCCGTTTATCAAGAAAGCGGCTTTCCGCTTCATGCAGTTTGACCCAGAGCGTTATCCTTCTGTGGACATGAACTTTGTTCCTACGGCTACGCTTGGCATTATTGCTAGAGAATACGAACAACAGCAGTTCATTGGCTTATTGCAGACACTTGGCCCCAATACTCCCGTTTTGCCTGTGATATTGAAGGGCATTTTGGCTAATTCAAGCCTATCTAACAGGATGGAACTGATTGCTATGTTGGAGAAGATGAGTCAACCAGACCCACAAGCACAACAAATGCAACAAATGCAACAACAATTGGCTATGCAAGCGGCACAAGCGCAGATTGCAGTCAACACTACTCAGGCAGAACAGAATCGTGCAGAGGCTACAAAGTTGTCTGTTGAGGCTCAGTTGATGCCACAAGAAGTTCAAGCCAAGATGAGTGCATCTTTGACCAAGAATCTACCCAACGATGCTGATGCAAACCAAAGAGAGTTTGATAAGAGGGTGAAGATTGCTGATCTGATGCTAAAAGAGGCTGACATTAAGAATAAGAGCAAGATTGTTGAGTTACAGATGGCTGATAAGCGTGGCAAGGTAGAAAATGACTTCCTAGACAGGCTTTCTAAGGAACTTTCCTAATGGATATTGGTGATTTAGAGCGAAAACTAGGCATTGATGGGCTATCTGCTGATGAGCAGATGGCATTGCTTGATGCTTTGCAAAAATCAGCACAAACACGACTAGAAATTTCCAATCAAGAGGCTATTGGCAAGAGTACAGAGGTTGTTATCCAAGGATTGAAGAAGATTAAGAGTGACTTGGAGACAAGGTTCACCCAATTAAATGCCACCATTGAGTCAAAAGCCTCTAGTTTGAGGGATGGCAAAGATGGTAAGGATGGCAAAAATGGCAAAGACGGACTTGACGGAAAGCAGGGCTTACAAGGTAGCAATGGTCAGAATGGTCGAGATGGGCGTGATGGCTTGGATGGGACTGATGGTATTAGTGTCACCTCTGCTCGTATTGATTTCGATGGTAGCCTTATTATTGGGTTGTCTAGTGGTGTTGAACTCAATGTTGGTGAGGTTGTTGCTCCTGATCTTGCAGAATCCATCAAGGTTATTACTAATGGTGGTGGCACTTCTCAGTCTGTACTCGATAGCATAGCAAGTCTTCAGTCTCAAATTACAGCAATGGCTGGATTTGTGAATTATGAAGGTACTTGGAACGCATCAACTAACACCCCTACCCTTACCTCTAGCATTGGCACAAAGGGAGACTACTATGTTGTTTCTACCACAGGCACAACAAACCTAAATGGCATTACTACTTGGACACAAGGCGATTGGGCAATATTTAATGGCTCTGCTTGGGAAAAGGTAGACAATACTGACCTTGTAACTTCTGTTGCTGGTCGCACGGGTGCTGTTACTTTGACAACGGCAGATGTAAGTGGTTTGGGAACGATTGCCACACAAGCATCAAGCAATGTCTCTATTACTGGTGGTTCAATTACAGGCATCACAGACTTGGCGGTTGCAGATGGTGGCACAGGCGCATCTACTGCATCAGGTGCTAGAACAAATTTAGGGTTAGTCATTGGTACAGATGTGTTAGCCCCAACTGGGTCGGCCGCATCCCTTACCTCATTTCCAACATTTAACCAAAACACTACGGGTACAGCATCAAATGTGACGGGTACTGTGGCGGTTGCCAATGGTGGAACGGGTGACACAACTGCATCAGGTGCTAGGACAAATCTAGGGTTGGTAATAGGTACGGATGTTCTTGCTCCTACGGGTTCAGCGGCATCCCTTACAGGATTCCCAACTTTCAATCAGAACACCACAGGAACTGCGGCTTCTACTCCTAAGTTGCTGTCTACCAACTTCACGATTGAGGAGTCAGGTGGCAAGTTGCTGTTTAAATATGGCGCAACTACAATAGCCTCAATGTCTTCAACTGGAGTGATTACTTCAGCAACTAATATTATTGCAAATGGAACACCATAAAGGATAAATATGGCAACGACAGTAACCCTAAAACCTAATGCGATTGACCTCTCTGGTTCGACTTCAGGGACAACCACATTACAAGCAACTGCGGTGGCTGGTACAACTACCATCACACTTCCTGCGGCAACTGATACCTTGGTTGGTAAGGCAACGACAGACACCTTGACCAACAAGACCCTAACTGCTCCTGTAATCAGCACAATCTCTAATACTGGTACTCTGACCTTGCCAACATCCACAGATACCTTGGTAGGTCGGGCAACAACTGATACTCTGACAAACAAGACTTTAACTACACCAGTTATCAGTTCACTTTCATCTGCATCTGCTACTTCGCTAACTTTGCAGTCTGCTGGCACTACTGCGATTACTGTTGATACTTCACAGAATGTGGGGATTGGTACTGCTTCGCCTAGTACAAAATTAGATGTTGTTGGAGGCATTAAAACAAACGGAGTAGGAACTGCTGGCGATTCGTGGAGAGCCACAAACGGAACAATTACAAGTTCTTTAACTTACGATACTGGTGTAGGTGTTGTTGGCACAACTTCAAATCATCCATTAGTTGTTTGGACTAACTCCGCAGAGCGTATGCGTATCGACACCTCTGGTAATGTGGGGATTGGTCAAACATCTCCAAATGCAAGATTAGAAGCATTGAGTTCAACTGCTGGCGCAGAAATATCTCGCTTTGAAGGAAATTACTCTGCGTCTGGTACTGTTAACTTGACTAACTGGAGGCGTTCTGGTGGTTCTGTTGCATCTGTTATGCGTTACAACGATGCAAATACAGACATGGAGTTTGGCACGACAACAAGCCATTCGCAAGCGTTTATTACTGGTGGCACAGAGCGTATGCGTATCGACTCTAGCGGTAACTTGCTGGTGGGGACTACAAGCACAAGTTTATCTTCAGGGGTAGGTTTTAAATTTACCAATTCTTCTACTGTGCCAAATGTAGGGCAGGTTGTTAATACATCAGGTAGCACTAACACTTATCATTATTACAATGATAACGCTACAAATGGTGGCTATCGTTTTTATGTAAATGTTAATGGCGGTGTTTATAACTTTAGTGGAAATAACAGCAACCTTTCTGATGAAAGAACTAAAGAAAATATTGAATTAGCATCTAATTATCTTGATAAAATTTGTGCTATTCCTGTTAAAACATTTAATTACAAAGATGAGCCAAATGGCGAACAAAAAACACTTGGTGTAATTGCTCAAGATGTTGAAAATATTGCACCTGAGTTTGTAAATAACACAGGTTTTGGTAAAACTCCTTCTGATGGAATACCCCTTAAATCAATTTATACAACTGATTTAACTTTTGCTTTGATGAAATGTATTCAAGAACAACAAGCACTAATAACAGCACAAGCCGAAACAATCAACGCACTAACCGCCCGAATTGTGGCTTTGGAGAGCAAATAATGGCTACTACTTGGACAATCACACAACTAGACCGCCAAACCTCTAACGGGTTTGTAACTACCGCACATTGGACTGCAAGCGCAGTAGATGGGGATTACTCCGCATCCACATACGCAACAAGTTCATGGGCTGATGGAACACCCACAACTCCCTATGCTGACCTAACACAAGCAACTGTATTAGGTTGGATATGGGCTAATGGCGTAGACAAAGAAGCAGTAGAGGCTAGTCTGAAAGCGCAGATTGATGCACAGAAAAATCCTGTATTTGCTACTGGAGTTCCTTGGTGACACCAGAACTCCAAAAGTACTATGAAGCCCGCTTTGACATGATGTCAAAGGAGGGTTGGAAAGACTTAATGGAAGATATTGACACAATGATTGAATCGTTGAACAATATCAGTACAATCCCTGACGAAAAGTCCTTGCATTTCAAGAAGGGCGAATTGTCAATACTCACATGGCTGAGAACCTTGAAAGAGGTCAGCGAGAGAGCATTTGAGGAATTGAATGAAAAGACTATTTGATTTTGCCTGTGAAAACGGGCATAAAACTGAAAGACTTGTTGATTATGAGGCAACAGGTTTTAAGTGTGAGTGCGGAGCAACAGCCAACCGCCTCATAAGCGCACCTAACTTCAAATTGGAAGGGTGGTCTGGTTCTTTCCCATCAGAGCATGGGAAGTTCGAAAGAAAACACCTAGACAGACTGAAGTGGGAGCAAAGCAACAACTTGTAAAAAGTGCAAGTTAAATGTCCTGAGAACGATAAACACGCAGGAAAAGGAAAAATATGTTGATTGAAAATGAAGATGAGTCGCCAAGTGAGTTAGACGTAGTTGAAGAACAGAAGCAAGAAAGACTTCCTCAGAATGAGCAACTTTCAGACATTCCCAATTTCTATCGGGATAAAAGTCTAGAAGATGTTATCAAGATGCACCAAGAGGCTAACAAGTTAATTGATCGTCAAGGTAAAGAAGTAGGCGAGATTCGTAAACTAGCAGATGAACTCATAAAGCAGAACCTCAGTTCTAACAAGCAATCTATTAAAGAGGAACAACCAGAAGTAGACTTCTTTGAGAATCCAAAAGAAGCAATTCGTCAGACTGTCGATAACCATCCAGATGTAGTTGCAGGTCGCCAAGCGGCTTATGACTTCAAAAAGATGCAAATTCAGCAAAAGTTAGCGCAAGAGCATCCCGACTTTGGTCAGGTTGCCTCAGACCCAGACTTTGCAAATTGGGTGAAATCTTCACCTATTCGCATAAATCTGTTTGCCAAGGCTGATGGTGAGTTTGATTATGATAGTGCAAACGAATTACTTACTACTTATAAACAGTTACGTGGCGTGAAGGCGAAACAAACGAGTGATGCTGGAGAAGCAACTCGCAAGACTAACCTGAAGGCGGCATCTGTTGATGTAGGTGGTAGTGGAGAATCAGGAAAAAGAGTTTATAGACGGGCTGACCTTATTCGGCTGAAAATGACCGATCCGAACAGATACGAAGCCTTGAGTGACGAGATCATGCAAGCCTACGCTGAAGGTCGGGTCAAGTAATTAACTTATCGATTTTTGGAGATTTATCATGCCTTTAGGTACAAATAATGTGACAGTAACGACAGCGGCAACCTTCATTCCTGATATTTGGAGTGACGAAATTGTTGCGGCTTATAAAAAGAACCTAGTTTTAGCAAACTTGGTTATGAAGATGTCTTTCAAGGGCAAGAAGGGTGATGTAGTTCACGTTCCTGCTCCTACCCGTGGTTCAGCGTCTGCAAAGGCGGCTGGTTCACAAGTGACTTTGATTGCCGCAACGGAATCTGAAGTTCAGGTATCAATCAACAATCACTATGAATATAGCCGTTTGATTGAAGACATCGTAGAAGCACAGGCTTTAAACAGTCTGCGTAACTTCTACACAGCAGATGCTGGTTACTCTTTGGCTAAACAAGTTGATACAGACTTGATTAACCTTGGACGTTCAACTAATGGTGGTGCTGGTACAAACGCCTATGCAACTGGTGCGTTTATTGGTGGTGATGGTACGACTGCTTATGTTGCCGCAAGCAACAACGAAACAGCCTTGACCGATGCCGCTATTCGCCGCACTATTCAGCGTATGGATGACACCGACACTCCTATGGATGGTCGCTTCTTCATCATCCCACCCTCAAGTCGCAATACTTTGATGGGTCTTGCACGTTACACAGAACAAGCCTTTGTTGGCGGTACTAACAATACCATCCGCACTGGTGAGATCGGTAACTTGTATGGCATCCCTGTGTTTGTCTCAAGCAATTGCGACACAGCATCAGGCTCTTCTGCCGCCCGTGTTTGTTTGATGGGACACAAAGATTCTTTGGTTCTGGTTGAGCAAATTGGTGTTCGTTCACAAGTTCAGTATAAGCAAGAGTACCTTGCTACGCTGTTCACATCTGATACGTTGTATGGCGTTCAGATTCTTCGTGCGGCGGCAAGCACAGGTGCGGCTAAATCTGCATCTATGTTCGCTCTCTTAGTTCCTGCCTAATTGCAGTTGCGCCCCCTGCCCTAGTGGTGGGGGGACTTTTTTAACCTAATTAGGAGAAATTATTATGGCAACAGCAAGTGCAGTTGTAACACGCAGAGGTACTGACAGTTTTCGGGGTTTATTCTCTGATACTTGGTCAGTTCGGGCTACTCTTGACGCTGGCTCTTTAGTCGATGGCGCAGGGGAAACCGATGACGTAACAGTAGCGGGTGTCGCTTTGGGTGACATGGTTATTGGTGCATCTTTAGGTGTGGATTTGGTTGGTTTGACTGTGACAGGTTATGTCTCAGCCGCCAATACAGTTAAATTCCGCATCCAAAACGAGTCTGGCTCAACGGCTGACTTGGCTTCATCAACTTTACGTCTAGTTGTAGTTCGTATGGTTTAAGGATTGGGGGGCTTGCTCCCCTTTCTTTTAAGGATAAATATGGCTTTGTTTCGTTGCAATAAATCTGGCAATACAGTCGAATTCAGATATGACTTTGATATTGTCGAGATGCGTAGGCATCCAGAATACACAGAGGTTGATACTTCTGCTGTTGTGGAGGTTGAAAAGGTTGATGGAACAAGGCAGACACTAACTTTGAAGAAACCTATGGGCAGACCCCGTAAGGAACAGTTATGAGTGACATTGACGCTAGAGATTTTGGCAAGTTAGAGGCACAGGTTGCTTCCTTGCAGGCCGAAGTTCACCAATTGGCTAATGATGTCAAGGCTCTCCTTGAGTTGGCAAACAGGTCAAAAGGAGGCTTTTGGATGGGTATGACCATAGCCTCAATGCTTGGTGGCGTTATCACCTTTGTTGGTGGAAAGTTACTCCGATGAAAGAAGGTTTGCTCTCAGGCGTAGTTTGTCCTGTATCGACTCAGGATGTCTCTATTAATCTAAAGAACAGAAACCATGCTTTCAAAGAGTATGGGTATGGCCCTCCTAACCCTGATGAGCCAAATGACTCTTTTTGGTTGAAGAAGGCGAAGATGTATAACGCCCCTACTAAAGACATTATGGGGATGCGATGTGGCAACTGTGCCGCATTTATCCAGACTCCTAAGATGATGGAGTGCATCACTGGTGGACTAGAGAAGGATGAGGGTGAGAATGAGTTGTCCTATGACGAGAATTTTGTCAAGGCGGCTAATTTAGGATATTGCGATCTATTTCAATTTACCTGTGCCGCACTCAGAACCTGTGATGCGTGGAAATCAGGTGGCCCAATAACCAAGGAGAAACCATGATGTACGGAAAAACAAGCAAGATGACAGGCTCAAAGATGCCTAAGAAATCAGAGAAAAAGGGTATGCCGATTGCCATTATGGTGGCAGTTGGTAAGCCAAAGGCTATGCCTATGCGTGGTCAGCGTACCGCAACTAACATGATGAAGAAAACAGGGAGAGGCAAATGAGTTCACTATCTAGCGCAAGAACCCTATTAAATGCAGTAACTGCAAGTGGTGCTTCTACTGCTGTGCAAGCAGACGCAGGACAACCCGCATTTCTGCAAGTTACAGGCATAACAACCGCTACTGTTGCTTTCCAAGGAAGTCTTGATGGGACAACATTTGCAACGATTGGTACTGCTTTGACTGCTGATGGCATTGTCACTATTGCCAATGCGCCAAAGTATTTGAGAGCCAACTGTACAGCCTACACCTCTGGAACTATTACAGCAAAGGTCTTGTATTAGTATGAAAAAGACCAAAGCACAAGCCAAAATTAGCAAAGTCATGCGTGAGTACAAGGCAGGTGATCTGCACTCAGGCAAGGGTGGTAAGGTTGTTAAGTCTCAGAAACAAGCCATAGCAATTGCCCTATCAGAGGCTGGTAAGGCGAAGAAGAAATGAAACAAGGACTTTATGCCAATATCAATGCCAAACAAGCAAGAATTAAGGCTGGCTCTGGTGAACGTATGCGGAAAGTTGGTAGCAAAGGTGCGCCAACTGCCAAAGCGTTTATTGAGTCTGCTAAAACCGCAAAGAAACCAAAAAAGGTGAAGTGATGAAAACTCCTGCTTGGCAACGCTCCGAAGGTAAAAATCCTAAAGGAGGGTTGAACTCCAAGGGAAGATCATCTTATAATGCGGAAACTGGTGGTAATTTAAAAGCACCAGTAAAGTCGGGGGATAACCCTCGCAGAGCAAGTTTCTTGGCTCGTATGGCTGGCAACGATGGCCCTGAGTACAAGAATGGTGAACCGACAAGACTGCTTCTTTCGCTCAAAGCATGGGGTGCATCCTCAAAGGCTGACGCAAAGGCAAAGGCTAAGTCTATTTCTGAACGAAATAAGGCAAAAGCGAAATGAGAGCATTATCAGTTGGAGTTAGTCCCACAGCGGCAGTAGACACAACAGTCTATACGTGTCCTAGAGGCTATTACTCTAAATTTACTGTAATGTATATACACAATACAGGTGGGTCTACCAAGCATATTACTGTTCAATGGTTTGACGCAAGTGCCAATAGCACACTTGATATATTGACTCAATACGATTTTTCATCAAAAACTTACTTGCAGTTTGATGGCAACGCCTATATTGTTTTAGAAGAAGGTGACAAAATCAAGATAACTACTCAGTCTGCAAGTTCATTCAGTTTTATAGCCACATTTGAAGAAGAAGGGTTGACTAGAGCATGACCTACCTAGAACTTGTAAACGATGTCTTGGTGCGACTCAGAGAGCCTGTGGTCACAACTTTCAGCGAAACTACCTATTCCACCTTGATTGGCAAATTCATCAATGATGCCAAGCGTCAGGTTGAAGATGCCTTTAGTTGGAACGCCTTGGGTGCAACCATCACAGTTACAACTGCCGCCAGTACCTCTACCTATTCCCTTACAGGGGCTGGACAGAAGTTTCAGGTTATGGATGTAATCAATACAACTAGCCTTTTATGGCTAAAAAACATTAGTTTTGTGGACATGAACCGCAAATTGAACTTTGCGCCTGTTGCTACTGAAACACCCACAGAATATGCTTTTGATGGGGTAGATGGTTCTTACGATACACAAGTAAAACTCTATCCAATCCCTAATGCTGTATATACAGTTAAGTTTATGCTGACTGTCCCACAACCAACATTGGCATTAGATGCCACAGTAGTAAAAGTTCCTGATGTTTTAGTGGTGCAAAACGCCTACGCAAGAGCATTGGTAGAGCGTGGTGAAGATGGTGGATTGTCTTCCTCAGAGGCATATAACCTGTATCGGGCAATGTTGTCTGACTATATTGCTTTGGAAGGCACACGCTATCCAGAGAATCAGGAGTTTGTCTCTATATGACGCAAAGATTGCAGACCTTTAGTGTTCAAGCCCCAGGCTTCTTTGGGCTAAACACGCAAGACTCTCCTTTGACATTGGAGGCGGGGTATGCGTCTATTGCCACCAATTGCGTCATTGACCAATATGGACGTATTGGCGCACGAAAAGGTTTCTCAAGGGTTAATTCATCCTCTGGCAACTTAGGTGCAAACGATGTAAAAGTTATCCATGAGTTAGTGCAACTTGATGGAACAATAACTGTATTGTTTGCTGGTAACAACAAGTTATTCAAACTCAGTTCCACTAATACAGTTGTGGAATTGACCTATGGGGGCGGCGGTACTGCCCCAACTATTACTGCAAGCAATTGGCAATGTGCTTCTTTGAATGGCATTACTTACTTCTTCCAATCTGGCTTTGATCCTTTGATTTATGACCCTGCGGTAAGCACCACAACATTTAGGCGTGTGTCTGAAAAAACGGGTTATACAGGCACAGTTCCATTGGGAAACATTGTTATTTCTGCTTTTGGTCGCTTATGGGTGGCTGATACTACGGCAGACAATGTAACAATTAGTTTCTCTGACTTGTTGGCAGGGCATAACTGGACTGCGGGAACATCTGGGACTCTTGATGTTTCTAGGGTTTGGGCGAATGGCGCAGACCAGATCATGGGGTTGGGCGCACACAATAACTTCTTGGTTATCTTTGGTAAACGTCAGATATTAGTTTACTCAGGGGCTACAACTCCTTCCACAATGTCATTGGCTGACACCATAGGCAACATTGGTTGCTTGTCAAGGGATTCCATAGTTTCTACGGGTTCAGATATTGTTTTCTTGTCTAACTCTGGTGTGCGTAGTCTTTTGCGTACTATCCAAGAGAAGTCAGCACCATTGCGTGACTTGTCAAAGAATGTGCGTAATGACTTGATGACCTATGTTGCGGGCGAGACATTGGCAAACGTCAAGGCGGTCTATTCAGAAGTCAATGCTTTCTACCTTTTAACCCTTCCTGTTGCCAAACAAGTCTATGTATTTGATACCAAGGCTCAGTTGCAAGATGGGTCTGCAAGGGTAACAACTTGGGATTCTATTGAACCAACGGCTCTTTTGTCTCGCAGAAATGGTGATTTACTGATTGGCAAGAATGGGTATGTTGGCAAATATGGGACATATCTTGACCATGCCTCTACCTATCGCTTCCAGTACTACACCAACTATGCTGACTTAGGTGATGCCAATGTTACATCAATCCTGAAGAAAATCTCTGTGGTGGTTATTGGTGGAACAAACCAACAGTTAATCATTAAATGGTCGTTTGACTTTTCTGGTCAATATTACTCAACTCAAGCGCAAATTCCTATTTCAACAATTGCTGAGTATGGTGTTGCTGAGTATGGTGCAAATGGTGTTCCTGTAGCGTACTACTCACAAGGTATACAAATCTCTACCTTGATCGGTCAAGCATCTGGCTATGGAAAAGTTGTGCAAACAGCGTATGAAGTGCAGATCAATGGTTCTGCTATCAGCATCCAAAAGATTGAGATTCAGGCTAAAAACGGAAAACTTGGGTAAGGAATAAACATGGCAAATTTACAAGTTATTGAAAAATCAAAGTTTTGCAGTTCTTGTAAAGAAGCAAAGTCTCTATTTGAGTTTACAAAAAATAATGCTACTCCTGATGGGTTGCAGTACAAATGCCGTTCATGTGACCTAGAGTATCAAAAAAACAGAAGAATACAAAACAAAGATCAAATACTAGATTATTCAAGAAATTATCAAAAAAACAAAAGAAAGAATTTTGAGTTTCGTTTGCAAATGCTTTTAAATGCTTCTAAACAAAGATCAAAGAAAAAATCACGAGAAAACAATTTAACCTTAGATGATATAAAAAGCATTTATCCTGAAGATGGTTTATGCCCTATATTTGGTACAAAGTTAATTTTTGGTGACGCTGGATTCAGAGAAGATAGTCCAAGTATTGATCGTATTGATTCAACTAAAGGCTATACAAAAAATAATGTACAAATTATTTCTTGGAAAGCCAACAGAATTAAAATGAATTCATCTGTGGAAGAACTTGAACTAATCTTGGCATACATGAAACAAGGAATTTGACATGAACTATACAAAAACCACCAACTTTGCGGCTAAAGATGCGCTTGCGTCAGGCAATGCTTCCAAGGTCGTTAAAGGCACTGAGATTGACACAGAGTTTACTAATATCCAAACTGCTATTGCTTCCAAGGCAGATGGAACATTTACAAACTTCTCGTTTGTTGAAGCATCAAATGTCTTGTATATCTACAATGTATCAACGCCTGTGGCAAAGATTGATGCCTCTGGTAATTTGACTGTGATTGGCAACATCATTGCGAATGGAACAATGTAATGAAAGCATCAGAAATCATTAAAGCAGATGCGGTCAAACGCAAAATTGACCCTGATAAAGCCTTGCGTACTGTTAGTGCGTTGGTTAAGGCTAAGTCTGCTGTTTTGATGCAAGAGAGCGACTCTGTTCTTTTGGTGCGTAAGATTAACCCAACATCCGCAGAAATTCACTTGTTTACTGAAGATAGTCCTAGAACATTGGCAAAGGCTGTTATTGGTTTTATCAGAAGAGGTAAGGCTTTAGGTATTAAGACTGTCTATGGCAAAGCAGATAACCAAGGTATTGTGGAACTAATGAAGCGTCTTGGCTTGAATGTACAAGCATCTGACTTGCAACAGTACAACTGGAAAGCACAGATATGAGAAATAGTCTTGCCCTATTAGGTATACCAGACCTCCCCATCTATGCGTTTCGCCATGTTGGGGATAGAAGAATTCAGCCACAAGGTGGCGTTTCTAGTGTTCTTGAGAGTGCTAGTTCAGTAGTTTCTGATGTTGGGTCAGGACTTACAAAAGAAATTGGAAATTTAGGTTTTTCTGGTGGTGGTGGAATACTTGGACAAATTGAAGGTGGCATTACAGATACAGTTGGTAATGTCTCAGATGCTTTGGCAGAAGTTGATGACACAGTAAATCAAGAAATCCCAGGCGGTTGGGCAACTGTTATAAATGTTGCAACAGCAGGGCAAGCGGCTCCTTATGTACAAGCAGTTCAAGCGGGCAACGTAATAGCCAGAGGTGGAAGTCTTGAAGATGCCGCCAAAGGCTATGTCATAAGTTCAATAGCATCAGAAGCGGGTGGTGCTGTTGGCGCAGAAACAGGTTCTAGTTTTGCTGGCAATGTGGCTGGTGGGACTACTGCTGGTTTGCTTAGTGGCAAATCATTAGAAGAATCAGTTAAAGGTGGCGTAACAGGTGGCGTAATAAACCAAGCGACACCATCTACTTTATTAAGTTCAAGCGGAACTTCAAGTCAAGGAACAACGGGAGCAAATAACATGGCAGTTGATGATTACACATATTATGGTGGCGGTGACGCTTATGACACAACAAGTGGCTTATTTTCGCCAACCACAATCCCTGCACAAGATATAACTGGTGGAGAAGGTTTCTACGACACAGGTAGCACACCTTATACACAGGCTCAGATTGATGCTTTAACTGCACAAACCTATGGTGGTAATAATCCTTTATCCTCCCTAGATGCGGCTACACAGGCCGCAATCAAACGAGCATTGGCGGCTGGTGGTAGTGTGGCTCAAGGGGCAATGAACTTCCTAAATCAAAAGGGCGTTGTCCAAGGTGGGTTGCAAACCGCTGGTGGCTTGTTGCAAATGCAACAGTCTAGGGATGCGGCACTTCAAGCACAAAGAAACATACAACAAGCGGCAGGACAAGGCGTTGCTGGCGCACAGTTCAGACCCGTTGGCACAACTACCCGTTTTGGCACATCTAACTTCCAAGTTGATCCTACTACTGGTCAGTTGATAAGTGCTGGCTATACAGCCGCACCTGAGATTACTTCTGCACAAAACAGGCTTATGGGTTTAGGTGCTAGTTATTTAGCGCAATCTCCTGAAGAAGTTGCTCAACAATATATATCTAAGCAATATGACTTGCTCGATCCTAGCCGTCAAAGACAGTTGGCAAACATTAGAAACCAACAGTTTCAGACAGGTCGTGGTGGTTTGTCAGTAGGTTCTACTGGTTTGCGTCCAAGTGGCGCACAAGGCTTGATGGGTTCTAATCCTGAGTTAGAAGCCTATTACAACGCCTTGGCACAACAAGATGCACAGTTGGCGGCACAAGCACAACAAGCGGGTCAGCAACAAGTTACCTTTGGTACAGGTTTGTTTGGTCAGGCTGGTCAGTTGGAGAACATGGCACAACAACCATTTGCTTTAAGCCAAGGACTTGCCCAACAGTCATCATTGAGTGGCGCAAGGGCTGGAGAGATAGGACTAAGAGGTGCTGTCTATGGCGGCAATATCGGTACTTCCGCAGGGGCTACTGCTAGTCCATTGGGATATGGTTTGAGTGGCTTGGGTAACCCCAATTCTTTATTGGGAAACGCATTAGGTACTTATCTAACATCACCATTAGTTAGTACTGGAAATGTTGGCGGTACTGGTAGCACATTTAATACTGGCTACTATGACCCAATGCAACAACAGTTTTAAGGAGTAATCATGGCAACAGATATCGTAGGTGGATTGTTTGGTATTACTCCTGAGATGTACCAACAAAATGTTGGTGAAGACATACTGAGGCAAGGCGTACAAATGGGGCAATTGTCTCCAGATGCTTTTGGTCGTGCCAATGTTTATGCGGGTGCGGCACAAATAGGTCGTGGTATTAGTGGCGTTATGGGCGCACAAGACCCACAGTTAAAACTTATTAGCGCACGAAATGCAATATTCAATAGAACTGACCCTAATGATCCAGAGTCTCTTGCACGAGCCGCAAGTGAGTTAGCACCATTTGACCCGCAAGGTGCTAATGCTTTGGCTAATCAGGCTAGGGAGGCGGCGTTTAAACTTTCACAAGTTACAAAGAATATGCGTGAACGTGCTGGTGCAGAGCCTTTACAACAACTTATCAGGGCTGGAAAATATACTCCTGCAAGCGTTGCAGAGTATGCAAATACTGGCGATATAAGTAAATTGGTAGAGATAGAAAAAGTGCCAAAAATAGAAATTAAAGATTTACAAGAATATCGTCAAAAACTAATTGATGCTGGCGCACCTGAATCACAAATTAAAGAAGTAGATGAAGCCATTAAAGGTGTAGGAAAAGGAAGAGGAACTACTGTTTCTGTTGATACTAGACAACCAATAGAAATATCTAAGAATAAGACCGATCTTGCGGCAGAGATAGAAAAAGGTGCATTTACTGCATCTGATCGTATTACTTTGGCGCAAAATTTAAGATCACTATTGCCAAAAGCATTTGTGGGTGTTGGTTCTGATGTTGTCTTGCAAGGTGCAAGGGTTGCAGAGGCTTTTGGTATTGATGTTAAAGGCGTTGCTCCATCGCAAATAGTTGACACTATATTGAATGAAATGACAATTGGTAAAGCGGGTGAGTTGAAAGGTGCTTTGTCTGATAAAGACAGGGAGTTCTTAAAAGCAACCATTGGTACTCGCGGTTTATCAATAAAGACTTTGAACTATGTTGCAGATGAAATTGAACGTAGAGCAAGCATAGATAGAAAGTTGAACACTAGAGTCAATGAGGCTATTAAGTCTAAAAAGAACTTAAATGAGATTGATTTTGCTGAAGAACGTTCATTGGCAAACAAAGACGTTAAGAAAGATTTAGATAGACTTAAAGAGTTGCGCCTTAAAGCAGGACAACAACAATAGTAATTAAGGAAAATATTATGGCACTTACAGCAGAAGAACAAGCGGAACTTGATAGTTTAGAGGCTAGTTATGGCTCGGCTTCTTCAGTTCTAAGCCCAAAGTATGAACCAAGAACTTTTACACAAGATTTTGGTACTGCTGTTAAAGAAAGTTTGCCAGATATAGGTGGTTTGGTTGGTGGTGCTATTGGTGTGGCAACTACTAAATCTCCTTTGGGTGCAACTGCTGGTAGAACTGCTGGAACATTAGCAATTAGAAGTATGTTGGGTAGTGGTGCTGGTGCTTTAACTGGTACTGTTGCCAAACAAAAAATTGATGAGATTATGGGCAAGCCAATGGGCTTAGAGCCTCAGTTTGCAGAGCAACTAAGCAATGTTGCTACAAACATGGCATTTGATGCCGCAGGAAATGTTGTTTTTAACTTAGGCGGTAAAGCATTTAAAATTGCTAAAAACAACATACCTAATCTTGGGATATTTGAGTCTGCCTTGCCAAAAGATGCTCAAATGAAGTTGCAAGTTCAAAAGTTGTTAGAGCGAGAAGGTGGCTCTTTAACTAAGTATCAAATAGAGCCAACAGCGACACGAGGCATAACTGAGTCAGTTGGTCGTGCTGGTATCTCTGGTCGAGGCATATTTGATGAACTAGATAAAGCAAATCTACAAGCATTAACAGCAAAGAGAAATGAAGTCTTAGATGACATTTCTAGCAGAACCTTGACTGATTTAGAGTCTGGGGCTTTATACAAAGATGTGATTGGAAATGCTCAAGATCAATTAAGTCTTGCCGCAAGAGAAGCCTATACTCAAATAAATGAGCGTGGTAAGAATGTTTTGGTTAATTCATCTGCATTGTCAAGCAAAGCCCAACAACAACTAGATAATGCCGCCAAAATATCTAAAACAGGCGATCCATCTACAAGTCTTGGCAATGAAGTAACCTCACAGTTAAAGGCTATTTCTGATCTTAAAGATGAAATTACTTTTGCTGATGCACATGAATTTAGGTCAAATCTAAACAAGCAACTAAGAGAGGCGAAATCAGAATTTGGCGCAAACTCTCCTAAAGTTGCCACTTTGACTCAAGCGGTTATTTCTATTGAAAAAGCAATGGATGATGCCGCCACCAAGTTAAATCCTGCATTGAAAAAAGCATACGATGAAAATTCGGCTTTTTATCGGTCTAGCATTACTGAGTTATTCCCAACAACCTTGGCTAAGTTGAACAACAAGACAGCGGAGCGTGTTGGAGAAACAATATTTCAGTCTGGCAATGTTTCTGAAATCAAAGACTTTTACACATCTCTTGATAGGGCAAAAAAACTAAATCCTGATCTAGACGTTAATCTTGTCAAAATATCTGTCCAAAAAGGATATTTAAGTAGTATTCTTGGAGAAGAAGGAACAGATGTATCTGTTACAAGTCTAATAAATTTACAAAAGAAACTCCAAACAGACAAGAAGTTCAACAGGACATTTAATGAAGCAGTTTCACCTGAAGTTAGATCAAATGTTGAAGTGCTTGCAAATGCCGCCAAATTAAGCCAGACAAAGCCACAGAATACCTTTAGTTTGGCAATCAATTCAGCACAAGCAAATCAGATTAGTGGTGCTGTACAAGCAATCCTAGCCGCAGGTGGTGCTGGATATGCTTATAGCGAATTGGGTACTGCTGGTGCTGTTTTGGCTGGTGGTGGCTTACTAATGGCTCCTAGAGTCTTGGCAAAAATGGCAACTAATCGTGATGCAATTAGAGACATATTGAAAGCAGAAAGTGCTTATGGAAAGATTGTTGATCTTCCTCAAGCAAGTCAAAAGCCGCAATTGTTAAAAACCATTGGATTGCTTAATCAAGCATATGAAAAGTCTGGAGTCACACAAGATGACTTTACGCCTCCAAAACCTGCAAATGTTGGTCTTGGGCTTACTCCTGAAGAACAAAAAGAACTTGATGATCTTGAGTCAAAGTATAAATAGGAGTAAACCATTGATCCTTTCTCTCTCCTCCTCCTTGCTCAAGGCGCAGTCTCTGCCATCAAGTCAGGGTGTGCGATGCTCCATGAAGGGCGCATGGAACTGGAGGGTGCTAAGAAGACAATTGAAGGTGTCATGGCTGAT